TTTTAAGACCATTTAATCAGCATAAAATCTGAATTTTATATCTGAATTTAGCTTTAATCCTCTGATTTTCCGTCTAAATATCCAATACCATAGGATAAAAAGAAGCAAATAAACGTTATAATAAATGAAAGCATTGATCTTCTCCTTCGTTTACCAAGACTTCAGCATGAAATCCTAATTTTTCATCGTATTTCAACTCTACAACCGTCAAATCTGGATTGAAGTTGTGGTATTCCTCTAAGAACTGAATAATGCCTTCCGAGATCTGAGTTGTTCCAAGAAATTGTCTTCTTAAAGGTCCATAACGAACCTCAGCAATAAACCCTTTGTGATTGTTATATGTTAGTTCTTTTATTTCAACATCTTCTGGAGAAATGGCTGCGTCATTTGAAATAAAAACACAAATTCCATCTACAATTTCTTGCTCATTTAATATTAATCTCATAATCAAAATCTCCTTTTGTAAGTCTTAGATGATTTGTAAGCACGGATGATAGCAATGACAATGATTAAAATAATGATCAAAGCGATGACATCAACGATCCAGGCAATAGGTGAAGCTCCATAGGAAACATAACCTGGTCCTCCGACTGGATGATAGGTGTAACCCCAGGGGTGCATCATGCTTGTCATGAACATTCCCATCGTAAAACCGTTATAATATCCAAACCAACCTGAAGGAGAAAATCCTGCATTGTAGTAATGATTAACAGAAACGGTTCTGCCACCAACATAAGCTTTTGTGGTTCTTCCACTATAGGTTTTTCCTTTTACCTTTGATGTAGCGCCTGAGAACGACCCTGATGATTTTTTAGCAGAACTCTTCTTAGATAGTGTTGATTTTGTTTTATTTGAAGATTTTTTTGTTAAAGAAATTGATTTTGATTTATCCGACTTTGTAGATTTTTTAGATGATCCACCAAAGAATGATTTAAAGCTAGAACTAAAGCTAGATTTCCTCGAACTCGAGCTTGATCCTGAGCTCGAGCTAGAACTTGGTTTAGAATAACTGGATTTGTAACTTCCACTATATGATGATCCAGAACTCCGACTACCACTACTGAAGCTGGATTTAGATGAAGAAAATGATGAAGAAACCCTGGCACTTCCACCACTAAAGCCAGCTGCTTCTGATATTGTAGGTGGCAACAGTAAACCGAAAGTAACGACTACTGCCAATAAGGATTTAACATATTTAAGTTTCATTTGTATTCCTCCAAGTAATGAGGCCGCCTAAGCGACCTATTATGCTGATTTTGAATCGTCAACGATAAACGTAAAATTCTTAACAACCGGTGATCTTAACATCGCTGCATCATCAGCCATCGCTTCACTCATGCTTTTCACAACTTTAATTCTTTCATTTTCGAATTCCGGATAAGATGTGAGAATAATATCTCCAATCTCTGGTTCCACAGGATTTTCAACTGTTAAGTACTTTGTAGGAACTTTTTTAGATAAAGCCCGGTATAAAGCGATCGCTTTACCAATATGCTCATTAAAGGTATCTCTCGGATCACATTTAGCAATACCTTTTGCGTAAATTCTTCCAGACCTATAACCTTTTAATAGAACTGTTACGACACGTTTTTTTCTATTGATGTGGTATTCAGGAACAGTAGCATAAGATCCAACTTCATATCCATCGCACATAGTGGAATCTTTTAAGTTTTCAAGGTCTGACTTAGCATCTTCAATAACTTTCTTTCTAGCAGTAATAACTCTAGGTGACTTATTAGCTCTCTTAGTGAGTTCTTCTGCTGCTTTGGAAATAAATTCGTTTAATTCAGTAGTAGTCAAGTTTTTGAAATTTACCTTCTGCATAATATTAGTGTTCCTCCGATTTTTTGATTTGATTTTCAATTTCTGCTTTGATCTTTGGTTCAGGTTGTTGCCAACCTTCCGGTTTAAGTATCTTTCCACTATTGCCTAAGTCATATCTCGGTTTACCATCCGGAAATAACTTGGCCATGTTTGCGTCTTGAACAATATCAAAGAGTGGTTGTGGTTTAACTCCAGCAACGACAAATGATCCTTGAACAAAATAATTAACATCAGTTAATGCATCCATTTGGTCAACAAGAATATCCTCAACCGGACCTTTCTTAATCACTTTAGATTCTGCAGCAGTAATTCCCCGGATTAACTCTGTTACCAACCCATAAAATTTTGTTTTGTTTCCACCTGCTGTTGCATATAAGAATTCAACTAACTCTTCAGCCGTCCAGATGGTTCTGGCCAAAGCAACATCTTCAGGAATAGATGTTGGTTTTTCTGAGATTGGGTGATGGAATGCTCGGTGAAACTCTTCAACTTGAGATTTGGCATAGTCTAAACCTTTTTCTTCTTTCATGATCATTCTCCTCAATGTACTAAATGTTCTTTCTTTAATGTAAAGGGGTTTTGATCTATTTCATTGCTGACTATTTCAGCCAGATCAACAATCGTTAAACCAAGGTCTTTAAGGTCTTCTTCACTTAATTCATTTACTGATTCATATAAGAGCCAGGTCTTATCATTTTTAGTTCGAGTCGATAGATTCTCACGAAAACTCTTAACCTTCCTGGTTAAAGCTTCGTAACCTGGTGTGCTCACTTATTATCACCTCACGGTAATTTTTGTTATTATATCTGTGCCTTTGAAAACGTAAATTGATTTTCAGCTTTTTTGGCCATTTCTTTTAATATTTTTGTTTCAAAGGACTGTATCGACGTTTTATCAAGACCTCTGTTTGTAAATAGAACTTTTATGTCTCCTTCGATCCAATATAATTCTCCATTGACCATATCATCATTAAAGAAATGGACCTCTAGGTATTCAGCTGGTCTACCGTAACACTTAATTTGTTCTTGCTTTTCTTTCTGATCTTTAGAATCCATATGTCTGTGATTTTTAATTTGAAGTGGAATAGAAATGTTGGAGTCTTTTAAATGAAGAACCGTTCCATCAATTTTCGAATTACGATCTTCTTTTGATGAGGGAATTTCAAACCAAAACATTAGGCAGCTGTTGACGAGGTTTCTAACGACAATCTCTTGAAAAATCGGCCGTCCTATTCTTTGAAAGAAATACTTGATGTAATTCCTTTCTACTTCGCCCCTATCTCCATAGTGTTTTGTTGCGTTATTGAGAAATCGGGTAATCTCTCCTGGATAGTAATGCTTCCAAATAAAATTTAGGATTTCAATTGGTTTAATAAATGGATCTCTTTCGATGAGTTTAAATGTAACGTACTTGGCCAAATAAAAATCAATGTGCCCTTTGCCATCTTTGCCTTTTATAACAGCATTATGACATTCTGCTTCAAGTCCATACTTAAACATAGATTCAGTCTCCTGTTCTCAATATTTTCTGATTCAAACGAAAAATACAGAGATCCTTAGACCTCTGTTTCTTCTGAATCGTATTTATCTCCAACTGCAGCGACCTTCTTAACAATACGATCGATTGTTCGAGATATTTTCATTTGATATGTGTTAAAATTCGCAGCTATTTCTTCTTGAGTTAATCCATTTTGGGTTTGTCTTAAGACTTCTTTTTCGAAGTCAGTGAGTTCAGCTTTTTCGATTGTCGATTTTAAATCTAATAAGATGAAGCTGAAATCATCATTTGGATCAAAATCTGGTTTTAAGAATAATAACCCTTTAGCTGAGATGGTTTTTCCTGATTCTGTTTCGACTACATCACCTTTTAAGTGAAGAGGATTTGTGAAGTCAAATACATCAATATCGTATTCTGTACTCTGGGAGAAGTATTTAAGGTTATAACCGAACACGCCTAACAATGTATCTTTAGAATAAATCATATCGTGCTGCAGCTGACCTTTAATGCGAGATAAAATGAACCGGTTCCCTTCTTTATTCTTCAGTTTTTGTGTTACGAAATCATAGAATGGCTTATAACTTCTTAAAATTTCCCCCAACCAATCATCTCTTTCGAGATCTGAAGCTGTAATCGATTGAGGTCTAAGCAGAATTTTGTTTCTTTCTTCTTTTTTCAAGAAGTGAATAACATTCTCGGAAAAATCATTGCTATCTGAGTTCGTCAATGATTCTATAGATTGTTCTTTCTCAACTTTCTTTTGAAAGTACCGTTCATCTGAATAAAAAATGTACTCCGTTTTCTCTTGTTCTTCTTCTTTCTTAATTTCATCACTGGTTAATAAATATGTGGCCATACGATCTAGTGATTTGCAAACATTGTTTTGATGGGATAAAAAGTCTTTGGTTGTAATCCCTGTTTTAAAATAACCATCAAAATACTCGGAATAGAAATTAGTCTCATTTAGGATCTCTTCCACAACTTTTTTCCGTTCCTCTAATGTTGTTTTTTCAAAATCAATTTTTTTGTTAATTTCATGAACTGTCGTTCCATCTAATCTCCCTTTAAAGTTTCTCTGTGATGTAAAACTCATTTATTTGTTCCTCCATAAATTTGTCCTATTTATTTTGAATTAATTTAATGTTTGAAATTATATAACGATTATATCCGTAATTTTCCATATGTAAATTAATGGAAGGTGGATTTTATAAGTCTATGAATCTTACACAATGACATTATGTAAAGTGTTAAATCCCTTCATATCAATGTTTATAAGAGATGCCGACTTTTCATTGTTTTTGAATATTACATAACATATAATTATCTTATAATATGTCATATTGGTTAGAAGGTGATCATTTTGAATATGGTGAGTCCCATTAGAGACAAAAAACAACTGGAATTACTAAAAATGTATTTGAGAGAAAAGAGCAAAAGAGATTACTTAATGTTCATGGTTGGAATAAGTTCTGCCCTCAGAATTAGTGATATTCTTAAATTAAAGGTTGGAGATATTTGGGATGGAAGAAAGCCGAAAGAATTCATTTATCTTCATGAAGAAAAGACAGGAAAATATAAAAGATTTCCGATCACTGAGAACCTCCAAAAAGCAATTAGAGAATATATGAAAGAATATCAGCTTGACCAGGAATCCTATTTGTTTTTCAGCAGAAAAGGTAATAAACCCATCTCTCGACAACAAGCTGCACATATATTATCTTCAGCTGCAGATTACATTGGAATTAAAGAGCCAGTATCAACTCATAGCATGAGAAAGACATGGGGATATTGGGCATATAAAAAAGGATACTCTTTGGCATTAATAATGGAGGCTTTGAATCATTCAAGTATTGCCATTACAAAGAAATATTTGGGGATTACTCAAGAAGATCTTGATGATGTCTATATGAGTATGAATTTGTGATATATAATAGAAGAAACTCGGAATTATGAGGTGAATTATGGAGATTAAGAGAATAACAAGAAAAGAATTCGAAAGCTTTCCTAAATTTAAAAATGTTGAAGAAGCAATAAAGTTTTTCAAAGAAAAGTATGGGGATCATTTTATGGAGCAAGGATTGGGCCCATTTGAAGAATTTGAACTTGGAAAGTACTATCACCATTTGTTAGTCCTTGATAAGGAAGGTCTTAAAAGGATGAGTGAATGGATGATAAAAAATAATCGGTTAACATTCCCTGAGGATTCATATTCTGAAACAAAAGGGATGAATGAAAGTGTTCAAGCAATATTTATTTTTGAAAACGGAAGGGTTCAAGTATCTAATTTAGCTGAGGAATAAAAAATCAAAAAGCAGACATAAACTGTCTGCTTTTAATCACTCCAAATGTTTATCTAGGAGTTCTGAAAACTTTATAATCATAGCCTATTTGTTTGCTATACTTGCTATCTTTATATACGTACATGTCTACGATTGTATATCTATATTTTTTATCGTAGGCTAAGTATTGTGTTGTTGAATAATATCGTGTTGGTTTTTTGTGATAGAATGTTCCAAACACAGCTTGGGCGAATAAACCAGCCCAGGAGTATTTAAGACCAGGTAACCCTGTTTTGGAGGTTGAAAATATGAATTTTGATGACAAAAAGAGCATATTAAAGACCGTGGGAAATGTATTTATGGTTCTTGTTCTTATCTCTTTATTTGTTTACGCGTTTTCTTCTGAATCAATTGGATGGTATGTTAAGATTACTTCTATTGTGATGTTGACCATATCATATATCTGTTATGCTCTAATTTCTCTACAAGAGAAGTGGTTTATTGCAACTTTAGTGGTCTCTTGGTTGGTCATTATTTTTTGGGTGTTTTAAATCAAAGATTATACAATAAAAAAATGATCCGGATTAACCGGACCATCAATACTTTCGACTGCCGTTATATTCTCTCCCAACAATGGCTATAGCGAGGTAGAAAGTGAAATGGCAGCCTTTATTATTATTCCCTTCACTTTAAGATTTTAACTTGAATATCTCTAACACCAAATTCAATGCACTTGTCATTAGCATTTAAATAGACATCTATTTTGTTTCCTTTAATAGCTGATCCAGTATCTTCGGCCGTATATACACCATTAAGGTGTTCATATCCTTCAGGAAATTTAATTTCAACTTTAGATCCTAACGGAATTACACTTGGATCAACTGCAATCGTACGACCTTCTTGAACTTTCGTTCCTGTCGCCGTAACAGTTCCCATTGAATATGCTGTTGAAGTAAAATGTTTATATCCCTCATAAACCCCTGATTTATGTTTTTCAACTCCAACTTTCGTGTTTATTTCTTGTCCCGGAAAAATCAAAGAAAGATTTTTGATTTGTGGGTTAGCTTCTGCCAATTCTTGCAGAGACATATTATTTTCCCTCGCAATTTTTGACATTGTGTCCCCAGGTTTCACTTCTTGAGCAAACGTGGGAGAAGCAATTAGCATCGATACTACTAATGTCGATACGGCAATTAGTTTTTTCATAGGTTCTTGCCCTCCTGTTTTTATTTGGTTCATTCTTTTTCTTTCAGAACCTTTTATACTTATATCTATGAATATGAATTCGTAAATCAAAACAGTATTACATTTGGATTACAAAGAAAAGGCCTGACACATAGCCAAGCCCATAACGTTATGAATAAGACACTTCATCTTTATCATCTCGAATTCTATTTAATGAAGGCTGCCGTAAAGATAAACCTCCATGTTCATTTTTACTTTCTTGAAAGTATTTAATCTCAACAATCTTCCCAACCACCAAGGATGGATCTTTCCAAAAATCAACTTTCCATTTCTCTTTTAATCCAGCTACGGCCACTCGATGTCCTTTGTAATCAACAATAATTGATCCACATTTACCTCCACGTATATCTTCCACAACATCTAAACAACGTAAATCTGCTTCTTCTTCTGGTTTTACTTTTAAAATGCTAGGAGACTTTTTCAATTCAAATATTCCATCCGATAAATGAATTATTAATCCTTCTTCCCCACGGCCAATTGCTTCAAGAAACAAGTCATCAATAACATCCTTGTCATTTCCAACATAGAATTTAGGAACAACCGAAATTAACGAATCTGCCGGCAGAGACTTCTTGATCGTTTCTTCTAAAAAAGAGCGTCTAGTTTTGTAAGGAACATCAAAAACACCTTTTTCATAATCATCAATTGGAATCATGTCGAACAACAAAAATCTAACGTCTTTTTTAATTCCGTGTTTCTTCAAACGACTTTGAGTTGCTCGGAATAAGTCCGATGAGGAAAGGTTATCTCTATTCACGTTTACGAGTTCTCCTTCATAAACAAATCCTGTCGGAAGTTTTTTCATTAACTCTTCGAGTTCAATTAATCCTTCGTATTTGGCACCGGTGGTTGTAATGAATTCGCTGCCTTCTTCCAAGTTCTTCGTTGTTGATCTGAAGCCATCGACTTTAAGTGAGACAATGAACTCTTCTCCTTTTGTAAGGTGTTTTTCAGGATTGTATTTTTGACCTTTCATAACCTTGTGTTTACTGATAAACCCTTTACCGTATACTTTATTCAAAGTAGTTGAAGAGATTCCAATCGGCAAATCTTTTGTTAATATAGATTTGGCCAGTTCCCGTTCTTCTTCTGTTTTAAGTTGCTTTAAAAAGATCTGAATTGATTGGATTATTTGATCAGATCCGGTATTGTAAAGAATTACGTAAGCCATAGCATCAAAGATGGTTTCAAGTTGAGTATAAGTCGGCAAACAAACTTCTTTTTCGATCTTCTTTTTTGCTAAACCCGTTTTAACAAGTGGGTCGTAAACAAACTTGAAAATCTCCTTTAAACCCTCAACATTTTCGTATTTTCTTAGTAATTCTTCTTTTCCTTTTCGGCTTGATTCATTTTTAATCTCCTTAAAAATTTCAACGTATTTCTTCATCATAGTAGTTGAGTCCTCCGATTTTTCTTTATTTATTTCGAGTAACGAAATAATATTATCACTTCTTTTTTGAGTCGTACACATTGATTACAGAATATTGCAAAAATAATAGCTAGATATTTGAATCTAGCTCTATACACATGCAGCCATTCTTTTTGCCATCCTTTTTCTTTTCTCAATAGCTTCATGGTTATTATTACGAGATCGTTTAATAACGGTTGTAAGTATCCAGCGATTTCTTTCTTTTACAAAGATGAATTCCTTACTATTTCTAGTAAAGATATGCCTCACATTACCGTTATTCACTATCTGCTTTATATTTAAGTTTCTTACATCACGCTTAATCCTACTTTCAATATTTTTACGGCATTCGCCTACTCTTTGTTCATATCGCTGTATTACGTGATTAGTAATGATAAAGTCTTCAAACATCATATCTCCCTCCGATTAATGTATGTAGTAGTTGAGTGAAAGTGGTGCTGCTGAATTGGTTATCTAACAACACCACTTTAGAAATGTCTGATAATTGGTATGATTATATCTGGCTCTATTAAAACGTAAACCACATTAGCGAATTAATTTAATATGCCAATGCTAAAGCATTGTCTATTCGAAATTACTTACGTAATTTCTCATATGTTTATTTAATTTATTATTTAATTTATTCATTAATAATTAATTGATATATAAAGACCATAGCTATTCGTAAGCATCCATGAAGATTAAGTTTAGAATTCTTACGACCACATCTAAACAACTATACGTTCTTCTCCAGTGTTGATTTATAAGTTAATTCTTATTGGCTCAAACACTTAAAGCACATGACAACGGATAACATTACTAATCAACTGCAAGTCAATGATAAGGATGGTCAATGACGATTGATTAGTCTATCCATCGATCCCAGCGAAGATGAAGAATCTTCACCACCATTAATTGCTTAATGGTATTTGCAACGGCGAGATAACCTTGGAGTTATTTGATAAAGGAGTGAACTCTCAGCTTCAAATGTCTCCGTGATTATTGAGTTGTGCAATATATTTATATCTGAGAATGGTGAAACGTAAATTGGTAGGGAGAAATCAAACAAGAGTGAGGAAAATTCACACACGAAAAATTCGGGTGGAGTTGAAAATGATTGCCGCCTGCTCCGAGAGTTGGATCGAGGTTTGAAAAAGTAGCCGCCTACCCTTTCGGGAAAAAAATCGGTCTCGACAGGAATAACTGGAGGAGGTCCGTTCACACCAACCATCCCAAAACGCCCAAATTGTGTTGAAATTTAGGAGAAGGAACAAGAATTTTGTCATTCTTTGTTATAGAATAATAGTTAGATGGATATAATAAACATATAGAGAAAATAACCTAGTTGAGGGGGAAAATTTTTGTATTATAGGATTGGGACTATTAAGACAATAAAAGAAGGAGAACACGAAGTTGATATTAAAAGAGACTTCACTCAAGAAGAACAAGAAAAATATTTTCAGTACAGAAAGTACCTTGGGCTACATATAAATAACAAGAATTTATATAATCTAATTGTAAGAAATGGAGAAGAATTTGAACATTTTTTAGATACGATTAAAGATAAAGACCCGTCAGAAATAGGAAGCCCAGATTATGTTGTATTTGAAGCCAATAGGTTATTTATGAATTACTTATCGATGATTAGGACGTACATTGATCATATTCCTTCTTCGTTGTCTAAAACCTTTGATTCTAAAGTCAAAGATGAATTTGATGAGTTTTTATCAGTTATATATGATAATTATTTTGAATATAGATTTTTATATAAATTAAGGAACCTGGCTCAACATTTTGGGATCCCTATTTCTAATTTAATCAGCAATGAACAAGGCAACCATATAACCATGAGTCAAAGTTATTTATTAAGCTATAAAAAATGGGGTACTGTTAAAGAAGAAGTTAAAAATATGGAAGAAAGTATACCGGTTAAAGGATTAGCTCTAAGAATGAATGTAATCATGAATACGGTATACTTGTTTGTAATGAAGTTCTATGTTGAGGGTATTAATGAATCAATAGAATGGTTTGATTCATTACAAGGAGAATTAGGTGGTAGCACCATTCTTGCAGTTTCAGACTCAGCTGAAGAATATGGAAAAGGAAAATTTAATTTTCAACCTATGAATACTGACGAATTTATTAATGCAGTGCATGATTTAAATGAAAACCCAGGTATAAATATTAAATTGATAAAATAAAAACCCCATTGGACTTTCCAAATGGGGTTTTCCTTTATCATATTAAGTTGCTGCTCTATCTGCGACCTTATAAGTGGACTGCTCAGAAAGAGCATATGAAGCGCTAGATACTCCAACAATGCCAAGCAAGAGCGCTAAACAAATTGCAATTTTACATTTTTTCATTTAAATGCTTCCCCCTTTGAATTTGTTTGCGTGCTTCAATTGCCATTTGATAAAAATCGACCGCATCATGTCTGTCTTCTTTGTTGGTCAAAAAATCAGCAACAGCAACAGCGTATTCTTCCATATCACCATAAAGGTTTTTCTCTTCGAAGAACTTGAACACTTCTCTAAGTGTTTGTAAGTCGAATGATAAATAAAGGCCTTTAACCAGTTTTAATTTCTCGGTTACTTCCTGGTTGTTGTGCCGGGCAGCAACCTTCTGACCTTCCTGATATAATTCTAATGCAGCCTTTAAATCATTCTTCTTTGCTTTGACATATGCCAGATTAAAAATCGCTTTTGACTCATAAATGTGCTTTCGATCCTTATGAATTTCATAGGCGATTTGAAAATGTTTCTCAGCATTGTCAAGTTCTTCAAGGTTATTATAACATAATCCCACGTTAAAATGAGCTGAACCAATTAAATGTTGCTCCCCTATTTCTAGGGCATCTTTTAAAGCTTTTTCAGCTGTTTCTAAAGCATCTTCATAACACATTTTATCTAGCCAGTTCCCGAAGATAACAAACTGACACTGGACCATTTCTTTGCCATATGTAAGATTACCCTGAGCATCTTTTTGCTCTTTAAATATAGAGTATGCTCGCTGAGCATAATTCATGGAGAAATGAGTCTCTTTCATATAGTAATAGACCTCTGATACTTTAAAATAGAACTCGGCCTTATCTGTATTTGCATTTTCATCTAATAAATCAAGATATTTTTCAGCTTCACGGTAATATGTTAGGGCAATAACTAAATCTCTTGTTCTGAAGTGATACATACCGGTAAAAAAATTATAATAGAACTCTATTGTATTCGTAAGGGATTCAGGGGCCATATTTTCCCTTGTTTTTTTGAGATCAGCATAAACACCATCTATATTTTTAACAGAGTCAGGTTCGAGATACGAAAGCATTATTTCGTGCCGCAGCTTTAATAGCTGAAGATAGACTGCTACTTTTTCATTTTTCTCCATCATATCGAATTCTTTTTCAACTTTTCTTTTCATTTCTTTTGCTTTCTCAACTCGACCCTGCTTTATGACAACATACCAATGATTAATGTCTGTGGTTACATAATGATATGGGATTAAATCCGAAACAGACAATCAAATACCTCCTTTTCTTTACATATATTTAATATTATACCACCAAAGGCTCATACGAATAGGATCATTTTTTGAAAAATCCCTCAATTCAGATGAATAAAAAGGTCAGAATAAGCATAAATAAGGACCATATCGTCTGATATGGTCTTTTAGCTGGCTTTAGAATTTATGGTAAGTTGGTCTAAAAGGCTCCCAATGTCGTTTAATGACTTATAAATGACATCCAAACAGTTAATTATATGAGAATCAATCTCTCGCTCTTGAACATCTCCAAATACAAACTTCAATTCTTTATAAGACTTAGAGTACCTTAAATTAAAGAGATTTCCATCAATCACCTGAACAATTTTAACTTTCGGGTCCAATATTTGTTCATAAATAGTCTCTGGATGAACCACTCCTTCAACATTTTCAATGTAATTTAACGACCCCAGAATCGTTTCAAGTTTAGAATAAGCTTCAGTTTTCATAACTTATCCCCTCCGATTTAGTAGTTGAGTAACTTACATTTAAAATTATAAAACGCAAACGTAGGTTCGTACACTCTATTTAATAAATTATTTAAAAAATTCAATAAAAACTGTTTAGAATTTTCGACTTGTGTACATTTATATTAGAGACATAAAACAGTATTGTTCGAGATATTGAGCTTCAAAAAAGGAGATCAATATGAATAAATGAAAGATAATCGAACTAAATTAATCTGTTCTAAATGTAATTCTCCTATTATTACATATCGGAAAAAGAAAAAAGTCATTTATGAATGCTCTTATTGTGGTATTCAACCTGATGATTTAAACTTTGACGATCTTTCTCCAAACGATTGGGAAGATGATTATGAAGAAGAAAATATGTAATAATTGCGGGAAGATTATTGGTTCAAATGAAACTTGCCCTTGCAAGCAAAACAGAAATCGGAATCAATATCAACGTAAATATTATCAAAAGAATAAAGAATACTTAAAACCCCTTTCCACTGCACGTTGGAAAAAATTAAGAAGTCTCATCATCCACAGAGACAAAGGTTGCTGCCAACGGTGCCTAATCAAATATAGCATCGTTAATTCTTCAGAATTACAAGTTCACCACATAAAACCTCGAATTGATTACCCCGAATTAATGTTTGAAGAAAGCAATCTTATTACCCTTTGTAAAACGTGCAACCTCCAATTAGGTACTTCTGGTGAACTTGATTTTAAACCAAACATTAATCTTGAAAATCACGATTATGACTTCAAACTTTAAGAGGTGATGTGATGGCTCGTCCTAGAAAGCCAGCTTCCCTCAAACAAGGACATTCAGAATCAAAAGCTCAATTGGAGGAAAGAGCTGAAGCAGAACAAGAGCTACTTGGAAATGATGATTTAGTGAATGAAATTCCTGAACACCTTGATGAATTAGCTCAAGAGTATTACAAATTCTTAACTACTGAACTAGAGATAAGTAATATCCTCTGCAATTTAGATATTCCTCTACTCGAACAAACTGCTGATTGTCTAAGTAAAATGAGGCAAGCAGATGAAATTATTAATAAAGAAGGACTTATTTTAAACACAATTGATAGGTATGGGAATGCCTTAATAAAAGAACATCCCGCAGTTGCTACAAAACAGAAGTATCTTAATCAGTTTAGAGCTTTATCTACCCAACTTGGATTATCTCCAGCATCAAGGGCTCAACTTGCGGGTTTGAAAATTGAACAAAAAAACGAAGAAGAAGATCCGTTACTCAAATTATTAAAAAGCTAATTATAATCCCTGCTGTTTTTTACTCCGATTTTCAGTGGGGATTTTTTCTATGTGCTCGTAGCTCAGGTGGTTAGAGCATCGGTCTGTTAAACCGAGTGTCGTAGGTTCGAATCCTACCGAGTACGCCATGAGGGTTTAGTTTAATGGTAAAACGTCAGTCTCCAAAACTGAAAATGTCGGTTCGATTCCTTCAACCCTTGCCAATAAATATAATACTGAGGGTGAGTGATAATATGGTTTCTTCGTATTTAAAAGCCCATCCCTCCTATCAGTATGCTAGAGATGTTGTTGAAGGTAAATTAACTGCCGGCAAGTACGTTAAAAAGGCTTGCTGCAAATTCATTTCTGACGTTCACAATCCTGATTGTGAATTTTTTATCGATGAAGATGAACTTAAGAAAATTGATGGCTTAACAAAGCTTATAAATATGGCCACAGGATTGAAAGCTGGAACGCCAACTCATGATGCTTTGGCTCCATTCCAATGGTTTTTCTTAGTCAATGCTTTATGTTGGAAGTATAAACAAAATCCAATTAAAAGAAGATATGAAAAGTCAGTACTCCTAATTGGTCGTAAATCCGGTAAATCATTCCTCGTTGCTTTAATTTTTATCCTCTTGCTCTTAATTGAACCAGAATACTCCGAGTTTTATTCCGTTGCCCCGGATAAAGAGCTTTCTTCGATAGTCAAAAAAGAAGTTGAACAAACAATTACAGCTTCTCACCCTTCTATCCAAAAACAGTTCCAAATAACAAGAAGTGAAGTACGGTGTTTACTCACAAAATCTAAATTCATTCCATTAGCTAACTCTGAGAACCGTATGGACGGTAAACATAGCCTTATTGCCGTCGCATGATAGAAATATCATGTTAGAAAATCGGGCAAAATCGGTAGAATTCTTATTTACGAACATATGTTCTCGATATATAATTATATTATAGAGATATAATTAAGGAGTAGAGCAATATGTTTGGTTATATCTATAAAGTTACAAATATGGTAAATGATAAAATCTATATTGGCAAAAAACACTCAGCAGTATTTTTAAATGATTATTATGGAAGTGGCCTTCTAATAAATCGAGCTATTGATAAGTATGGGTTAGAAAATTTTAAATTAGAAATGATCGATACTGCAGATTCTCTCGAAGAATTAAATGAAAAAGAAAAATTCTATATAAAAAAATATGATTCATTCTATAAAACTTCCAGAGGATATAATATTGCTTCTGGTGGTGATGGTGGTAATTTAATCGCCGGCTGGAGTGAAGAGAGATACAACAAGTATATTGAACTAAAAAGAATAAATAACACTGGTGAGAAAAACCCGAATTACGGTAACGGAGAAAAAATTTCTGGAGATAAAAATCCTTCTAAAAGAAAAGATGTAAGAAAAAAATTAAAAGTATTACTAAGTGGTGTAAATAATCCAATGTATGGAAGAAGGAGAGATCTTCATCCACTATATGGAAAACACCATTCAGAAGAGACAATAAACAAAATCAGTGAAGCTCTTTCTGGTGAAAACAATCCAAATTACGGAAAGCACCATTCAGAAGAAACAAAGAGAAAAATATCCGAAGGAAATAAAGGAAAAGTTGTATCTGAAGAAACAAGAAGAAAAATGTCAGAATCTAAAAAGAGCTTATCCGTTGAAGCTCGCAAAAATATTAGCGAGGCTGCTAAGAAAAGAAGATACAAACTAATATGTGGAATTTGTGAGAAAGAATTTGAAGGAAAAATTCATAATGTAACAAAATGCCCAGAATGCAGATTAATTAAACCTAAATCAAAATTTAAAATGCCAAATAGAGAATACCATTGTAAATGTAAAACATGTGGCTCCGATTTTATCGGAAGATCAAGCAGAAGTTTTTATTGTAGTGATAAATGTAGAAAACGTAAATAAGACAATACCGAGGTAAGTTAAAGTTTAAAAGCTTTAGCCACCGTAGAGCGTAGGAATTGAACCTATGCTTTTTTATTGCCAAAAAAGCATAGAATATAATATTCCCAAGAGTGTCCGATACCTGACCGAGTAAAGTCGAAGGTAAAAATGTACGCCGAACTTACTGGTGACAGTAAGAAGTTAGGATAAAAAGCCTAACGATAACAATATTGCGTAAGGCCAACGTTTTCGTAGCAGACGAAGTTGGAGCATTAAGAAACCGTTACCCTATTGATGCCATGCAATCTTCTCAAATGAACATGGTAAACCGTACCGGAATTCTTATTAGTACAGCCTATGAATCATTAAACAATCCTATGACTGAAGAAGTTGAATACGCTCAAAAAGTTCTGGATGATTTAATTGATGATCCCACTCTTTTCGCCCTCCTTTATAAACCTGATGATCCTAAAGACTGGCTATCTGACAAATCCCTCATTGAAGCAAATCCACTTGCTGAAGTTCTCGAAGATAACTTGGAATATTTAAAAAAGCAACGTAGAACTGCTTTAGATATGCCAAGTTCAAAAAAGAACTTCTTAACAAAGCATATGAATATTTTCGTTGATGGTGATGACTCAGAGGTTTATATCCCTTCAGATGAACTAAAGAAGAATATGATTACTACATATGATTGGACAGGTCGAGAAGTGTTTGTTGGTGTTGACTTATCTCAAACTACTGATAATACAGCTGTTTCAATGGTTACTTATGATCATGATAAAGATGAATATGTTGCTCAGTCCTGGGCTTTTATTCCGGAAGATAGTGCGGAAAATAAGTCCAAAGTTGAGAAGGTTGATTACTTTACCATGAGAGATAATGGTTATTGCTATTTCTGTGGTGATAAAGTTATCAGCCATAGGTTCGTTGAAAACTTTGTCTTGGATCTCGAAAAGAAATATGGAGTAATCATTAAAGGCATCGGTTATGACCGGTGGAACTGCGTTGCTTCAGCTAACCGATGGTACGAAGAAGGATATGACACGATCGAAATAAAGCAGCATTCTTCTGTCTTGCACCCTGCTACTAAACTTGTAAAAGAACGTGTTTTGAAAGGCAGCTTTAAGTATCTACAAAACAGACTGCTGGAAATCAACTTTTCAAATGCTCGTGAGGTTAAGGATTCCAACCTCAATACTTACGTTAATAAGAAAAAATCCACAGGAAAAGTTGATATGGTTATCTCAATATTAAACGCTATGGCCCTATGGAATAAAGAAGTTGAAGAAAATTTAACCTCCAACTTTGAAGAAAGGGAACTAATTATTCTCTAAGAAAGGAGGATAACCAACCTAAATGGGGATTTTTTCGAGAAAAAATAAGCAGAAAGAAGACCGTTCCATGCAATATTCCTACGGTGGTGGATATTCTATTACTTCTTACTTTGGTGATGGTGGTCCAATAACAGAAGAAGAAGCTATGAGAATCCCCACTGTTGTTTCGGCTCTTGAGCTTATTACATCATCAATAGCATCATTGCCAATCTACTTATATAAAGAAGATCGCAAAGGTGCAGTAATTAAAATTCCTGATAACCGTGTTTCTCTTTTAAATGATGAACCAAATGATTTGATAAACGGCTATAACATGAAAAAGAGAATGGTTAAGGACTATTTACTGTATGGAGCTAGCTACATCAAGATCGAAAAAATTCGGAATGAGGTTACTAACTTCTATCCCTTGCCCATCAAATATATTTCAGTGACAACTTATAGTCAGGGATATAAAAAATGGGCTACGATCAATTATTTTTATAACAACAAAACTGGAACTTATGAATTTACTCCGGATGAATTGATTATTCTTACAAGAGACAGTGAAGATGGAGTTACCTCATCAGGAATCCTCCAGAATAATAGTAAGCTTCTTAGACTTGCCCTTGATGAAATCGAATACTCAAATGGAATCTTAAAAAACGGGGCCCTTCCTATAGGTGTTTTAAAAGCTACATCAAGATTAAGCCAAAAAGCAATTGATAACCTGCGATCTTCTTGGGAAAACCTCTATAGTGGACCAAAGAAAGCTGGTAAAACAATTATTTTGGAAGAAGGATTAGATTACAATCCAATTTCAATGAAACCAAGTGAAATGGATTTAACTAATTCTAAGAAAAACACGGTCTCAGAAATTGCTAGAGTCTTCAATATTCCAGAGTCCATGTTAAATTCCTCGGCCAATAAGTATGCTTCAAATGAACAAAATAACCTCTATTTTCTTCAATACTGTGTTGGCCCGATCATTTCTGCGATTGAATCTGCTCTAAATAAATCTCTCCTATTAGAAACAGAAAAAGAACAAGGTTATTATTTTAGATTTGATGTTTCTGAATTGCTCAGAACAACAGAAAAAGAAAAAATCGATGCCACTGTTTCTGCTGTAAAAGGAGGATTAATCTCTCTTAACGAAGGTCGTTCAAGAATTGACATGCCTGAAATTAAAGATGATTTCTTTATGTGGGGTCTGGGTCAAATTTTCTATAATCCCAAAACCGGAAAAATGACTATTCCAAACATGGGAGAAACGATTGATCCTAACAATCCACAACCTTCCGCACAAAATCAGAATCACCCCCCTACTCCATCTAATCTTGATCCAAATAAACCTCCAATTGAAAATGAACAAACTTCTGAAGATAAAGATGATTCAAAGATAAAAGATGAGCCAGTAGATCAATAGATTTATTGGCTTTTATTTTTTCAAGGAGGTGTAACTAACTTATGAAATTTGAGCTTTTATCCCGTAAGGTCGAGCTTCGAGCCAATAACGATAATGATTCAATGACTGTTTCTGGTTACGTCAATAAAACAGGAGAGTTAAGCGAAGTACTGGGTTCTGGAAAGAAGTTTGTTGAGAAAATTGCACCGGGTGCATTTACTCGAGCTCTATCACGAAACCCCGACAATATTGACTTCCTTGCTGAACATAACAGCAAACATATTCTAGCTTCTACACGAAACGGTTCCCTTCGATTATTTGAAGACAGCACCGGTTTATATATGGAAGCAACAATCTCTCCTACTACATGGGGACATGATTATTACCAATTGATAGACGATAAAATCCTTCGGAATATGTCATTTGGATTTAGAACCTTAGATGATTCATGGGATGTTCGCGATGATGGTATTTACGAACGGACCATTAATGATCTTGAATTACTTGAAGTTTCCGTTGTACGAGACCCGGCCTACTCACAATCTACAATCTCAGCCAGAGGAATTGATGTAATTGAAGACATTGAAATTCCAACGAACTTAGAAGAAGGAGAGCAAAGAAATATGGATGAAATCAAAGAGCTCTTTGAAGGATTAGAAGAACGTTTATTAACTTCTCTTAAAGAATCAATCAATGAAATTCGTTCAGAACAAAAAGAGTTCATTGAACAAGCTACGGCTGAATTAAGAGAAAAAGTGAACGAACAAGATCCTGAAAAGGCTGCCGAAAATTCAGGCGAACAAACAGAAGTTAAAGATAATGACTCCGAACAAGATGAACCTGAAACAAAAGAAAAGTCTGAAAATGTTGATGAAACGAAACCAAATGAAAAAGATCCTAAAGAAGATAAATCTGATGAAGATCCTGATAAAGAGAAAAAACGTTCATTAGTCTCTGAAGAATTGTCAGAATTGCGAAATAAATTAACTGGACTATCAAATTAATCAGGAGGTTTCTTATAAATATGAATTTGAAAGCGCTTAAAGAAAAACGAAATGCCCTGTTAGATGAAGCAGATGAACTACTAAAAAATGCTGAAAAAGAAGTTCGCTCATTATCAGCAGACGAAAAATCAAAATTTGATGAATTGACTGCTGATGTTACTGATTTAAACAACCAAATTTCCGAATTAGAAAGTCGCCAGAAAGATGGCGAGAAAAATGAAAAAACAATGGAGGAACGTAAAGTGGATAATAAAGAAAAAGAACTCCGCGGTATTGAACAGTATCTCCGTCGCCAAGATGGTGAAGAAGTTCGTGCTCTTCAAACAACTTCTCAAGGTGGAGCCGTAATCCCTGAGAATGTTGAAGGAACAATTGTACTTAAAATGGAAGAAACTTCACCGGTATTTGCTCGAGCAACTAAATTCCCATCTGTCGCTGGAACATTGAAAATTGCTAAGGAATCCCTTAACTCTGTTGCAGGATTTGTTGGTGAAGGTGAAGATGTATCCGAACTTCAAATCTCTTTTGATGAAGTTAAGCTTGCACAAAAACGTGTTGGTGCAGCAATCAGCCTATCT